TGACTTGTTCTTCCATTACGAAGACTTAGTTTCCGTATCAGTTTGCTTTACTACCTTAGTAGTTCTTGCCTTTTTTGTCGATTTAGGCATTACACAAGCTTCTTTTTGCTTGATTTGTTCTGCCTCACTTACATGCTCGACAGACTCCCAACGGTAAGTACCGTCAGACTGCAATACTCGCTGAATTGATTTGGTCATTCAGATTGATCCTCCGCTTGAGCCACAGTAGGCAAAATTTCGCCTTGCACAAGCATCTCACGGAACTCATCCCGATCGATGACCTTGTCTTCAAAGAGCTGAGCCATGGCAGCAATATCCTGTCCAATAAGCCGTTGCAGGTCAAAGTCACGGCTAATCTTGACCTTAGGCGGCTCCAAACCTAGGTAGTCAGCAGCTAAGTCATACGCTTTCTGTAGTCCTGACTCAAGATCCATCGAAACCATCGATAGCATCGAGTTAGTGTCGATACGATCCAGACGACGGGCATCAGCAGATTCAGCCACAAACTTTTGCTGGCTCAGCGTACTGATACCCAACGTTGCCATTTGCTGCTGTAACTCCTGGATTTCCGCCGATTGCGCTTCAAACGCGCTTGCCGCAGGCTCCACGTAATAGACCTTATGACCCGGCTGGGTCGCCATCGCATAATTAACGCTGATCGCCATATCCTTTGTCTGATCATCCCAACCCTCAAGAACAAGCATCGGTTGTGAAGCGATGTGTAGGCTGTGGATAAGATCCGCTTGCCGTTGATAATGGGCCAGATTGAGATGAGCAATGTCCAACAACGGTGGCTTACTCGTCAATGTATCCGTTTTATTGGCATAAATCGTCACTAAGGGAATTTGCCCAAGCGAGAAATCGCCTGACTCAACCAAGTCGTACTCCGCTGTAGCGTCGGATTGATCGAAGCTAGAGGGGTATGGAAACTTCCCTTGCATCTCTTTCTTTTGCTCTTCTTGCCGGAAGACACGATAACGACCTGGCTCAATGACTCGAACTTGGTCATAGACCTTCTCTCCGAATTCACCGTCAGCAATAACGGCCTTTTCACCAATACGTACCTGCGTGAGGTTGCCGTAGTTGACTTCTCGATCCAGTCGCCAACCATAAACTTGGGTTGGATCCACCTCAATCCAGTAGGGCCGACGATTAAGAGCACGCTCTTCAGCAAGACTTCTTGCGTCCGATGGAGCAGGAAAATCAACCAAAGTGTGGCAGTGCCCATAGGTCAGGGCACAAATCAAGAGCCGTCGGGCGTACTCATCTAGATCCGATCCACAACCATCGACATCCTTGTTGAAGACATTAGTCCAGTACGGATCTCCTTCAACACTAATCGGTTTACGCAAGATCAACCCGGCTGCCGCTCGAATCAACCGCTGGGTATAAGGCGTAAACACTGATCTGTTGACCCGTGCCAGATAACCGCTGTAATCCTCGCGGGGTTCTAATGGTAAAAATGCTTCTGAGTTTTCACGTAGATACTCTGTACCGCTTGTCACGGCTTTCATAATCTCCCAGCCCTTCATCTGGTCGATTACTGCTCGTGTCCGGACGAACGGACTATCAACACTTCCTAGATAGGAAGAGCTGACTAGATGCGTTCTTACCAGACCCGGCACAGAGTAGGTCATGACACCTCAGAATTGAGTTACTAACAGCCCCATCGACGACGGGCCGCTTTACCCCGTTCACCTGTCCAACTACGACTACGAGCGCAAAACGACTTCTTACGTGCGGCTTCTGCTTTGCTTTTAGGCTTACCCGTGACTGGTGGCTTCAAATTTGAACCCGTTTCACGGTTATACCTGGCACGGCCTTTAGCGGTAAGACCAGCACCTTTACTAGCAGGCAGTTTTTCACCACGTCCAACACTAAGGCTGGGACCACGCTTACGTTTTTTGCGTTCTGCCATCGTTCTAACCCTTACTCAAGGTTAGAAGTGATAGTGCCGCTGGTAACGAAGTTGCAGGTGGCAACAACCAGATCACCAACAGTTGAAGCAATGTCCATACTGGTAATAATCCCGGCAAAACTGACAGAATCAGTGCCAGAACTGGTGCCAGTTGTGAACAACTCGAACGTAGCGTCTGCAGTATCGTTGACGTTTACAACGTCTTCGATAAATGCTGCTTGACCCGTAGCATCAGGGTCATACACCAACTCAACCGTGCCAGAACCTGATACCAAGCTGCCGACAAATGCACGGAACGTATCACCGTGATCGGTGACGTCCAACGTGTCCTTGGTGATGTTCAGTGTCCAACTGCGAGTTCCAACGATGGTGGCGTTGGAAGAACCAGCTGCATCAAACTGAACAGCGCCTTGCTCTCCGCGAAGGATAGCCATGTTTAGACATAAGAAGGGGCTATAGCGATCAGTCTAACCGCTAACCACCCACAAGCCATGTCAGCTCTTTTTCTTCTTGGCCTTACGTCGTCGATGTTGGTACGAAATCTTCTTTGATCCCGTCTTCTCACGCTTGAAACGAGCCTTCTCGCCAGAACTCATTTCTCCAGTCGTCTTGGGAGTTTTGGCTGATACTCGCTTTGATGGACGACACGCTGGATAATCTCGCTTCTCACCCTTAGATCGGCCACACGGTTTCCCGGTCTTTATATCGACCCACTTCTCGTCAAACCATCTGCCCAGGCCGCCACGACCCTTACTTTTTGGTTTTGCGGGTTTTCTTGGCTTTTTTTGTTCCGCCACTGGTTGCTTTCCGGTAGGTGCCGCCACGCTTCTTATATTCGCGTACCAGCCATGCATTCGCATAAGCACTGGGGTACACGTCAAATTTGCGCTTCGCCTCAGCCTTCACACGCGCATAAAGCGCCTTGTTGACTGGGACGTTCTCACTTGCCACAAGTGCACCTCATCTTCTTACTGCCTTTCTTCGTACCCTTTTTCTTGGTGGGTTTTTTCTTGCCAGTACCGTAATGACCAGGCATGACGCAAAAACGATGGTACCCCCATCCTAAACGGACTGAGACGCATATTCCAGCTTCACTCGACGCCGACTACCCTCCTTACTGGTCCATTTTGCAAACTTGACCCGGATCGACGGGTCTAATACCTCCTCGGGGGATTGCAACGTCTTCCAACGATGCCCACACTCGTTACAACGACGCTCCCTTACGCAATCATCCTCCTGCGACGTATAACGCCCCAATACCTTGGTCTCGATTGAGCCACACTCTGGACACGCTGGAGCGTTGAGCGGTCGGAACATCCTTAGTACAGGCGGTATGTCGTAGTTCCCATGGCCTCTGGCTTGGCCAAGTTGAACTGCTGCAACACAAGATACCCGAAGGCATCAAACGCATGGTCCACTCCTAGGTTTTTATTTGGCAACCCTGTCCCTGGAGCGTATGTCAACGTTCGTAACGACTTAATCAGTTGCTTGCACCTAGGGTGGATCTTGACCCTTCGCGCTCCAGAAGCATCCATTAGACCTGTGTTGACCGCCGTAATCTTGTCTCGGATCTTCCATGGTGATCTCGGCGATTGAACCGTAAAACCACTGCGTCTGAGGATTGCATGGTCCGTTACGCCAACTCCACTGGTCTTCCGCGCACCACCAGTAGGATCAGGACACGCAATAACTCGACGATCCACACCGTACCGTCGCGTAACTTCTTCAGCGAAATCCCAGGTGGTCGCTCCACCCGTCAACATGATCTCGTCGAAGACATAAAGGGTTTCGCCGTTCTTTACAGCGCAAATGCCGCTCATTGGATCGACGTTAAAGTCAACGCCCAACAGCAATGGCTGGATCGATATATCTTTGGCTTCTGCTGAAATGTTGTCGTCCGAAAAGCTGATCGCCACCAAACCAGTCAGATTCTCGAAACTAGCCTCAAATTCTTGCCTGAACGTTCGATTATCTAGTTGGGCACGGGCTGCTTCAACCTCATGCTTGCTGACATTGCCGCCTTCAATCGTCGTATAACTCCACCGTTGCCATTCATTCGTCTCGTCATCCGGTACATAACACCATAGGTCGTAAAACCAGCTGGCAGTGCCATCTGGCGTTGAAATAAACAGCGCCCAGCCCTCTTTATCCGCTAAAGCTGGTCGAATTACCTCAAACCATACCTCTGCATCCATAAATGCAGCCTCGTCCAACACAACGCCCGACAAACTCCGGCCCCTCAACGCCATCGCGTTCTCAGTACCCTTCAATTCAATCGTTGAACCGTTGATAAGCTCGATTCTTAGGTCCGTCTCGTTCTTGGTCTTGATCCAGACCTTTGGTACTAGCTTTTTCAACACTCTCCACGCAATGTCCTTTGCCATTCGGTACGTCGGAGCACAATAAAAAAACGTCTCCCCCGGACGATCCAACGCTCCACGTAACAATTCGACGCAAGCTAGGTACGATTTCCCAAATCGACGTCCTGCAACCAGGACACGAAACCGCTTTTTGCTCGAAAAAACTTGGCCTTGCGCCCAGCGCAAGCTCAATGGTTCGGTTT